CACAACTAGAAAAACAATTTGCAATTGTAGCAGAAAAACACGCAAAATTTGTAGAAAAAGGTAATAAGTCGGCTGAGGCTGATGTTAGAAAAGCTTTAGGTGAAATTAAAAAATTAGTTACACCTTATAGAGCAGCGTCTGTTGAAGCTACAAAAAAATAATTTTTATAGTTAAAAAAAGAAAAAGAGAAATATTTTTAATATTTCTCTTTTTTTATTGAAATAATATCCGTATATTTGCAAATATGAAAACATATAAAGGAAATATCACAAAATTAAAACCTAATCAAATCTTTGTTTTTGGTAGTAATACACAAGGTAGGCACGGAAAAGGTGCTGCTCTGACAGCAAAAGAAAAATTTGGAGCAATTTACGGGCAAGCTTATGGTTTACAGGGACAATCATATGCAATTGTAACAAAAGACTTAACTAAATATAAACATCCGTCAATAAAGACAGAGCATATTATTGATCAAATAAAATGTTTATATGAATATGCTGAACAAAATGAAAACTTAGAGTTTTTTATTGTATATTCAGGAACAAGAGTCAATCTTAATGGCTATAGTAATCAAGAACTTGCTGATATGTTTTTTTCAATAGAACCACCAGAAAATATAGTGTTTGAAGAAGAATTTTTAAAATTAAAAAATAAATAAAAAATGAGTGTATACGTTGTTGATTGTGAATCAGATGGTCCTGTACCTGGACTATATTCTATGGTATGTTTTGGTGTTGTAAAAGTTGAGCCAACACTATCAAAAACATTCTATGGTAAAATTAAACCAATATCAGAAAACTGGAAACCTGACGCATTAAGTATCAGCGGATTTTCAAGAGAGGATCATCTAACGTTTGATGAGCCAGAACAAGTAATGAAAGAATTTGCAGAATGGATAAAAGAAACATCTGTTGGAAAACCAATTTTCATTTCTGATAATAATGGATATGATTTTTCTTTTATAAATTATTATTTTCATAGATTTTATGGTGAAAATCCATTTGGATGGTCAAGTCGTAGAATTGGTGATTTATATTGTGGAATGGTTAAAGATTCTCATGCAAAATGGAAGCACTTAAGAAAAACTATTCACTCCCACATGCCAATTGACGACGCTATGAGTAATGCTGAGGTGTTATTAGAAATGCAGAAAATGGGACTAAAGATTTCATTAAAATAGAAAAATATACACTCCAAAAAACATATTAAAAAGAAAAAATAGGAGTTGTAACAAAAAGGAAAAATAAAATTGATTTTGATTTAAACTCAAAAAAAGAAGATATTATAAAAATGATAGATTATGGCTATTCTGATAGCGAAATAACAAAAAGAATAAAAGATATATCAAAATTCAGATTAAAAAAATGATATATTTAATAAAAAATAATTTAGATAGTAATTTCTTTTTTGACTTAGATAATATAAAATAAATACAATATTAAATTACCAAAATAATATGTCATATACAGTAATACCAGAATTAATAGGCAAATATATCAACAATATAGAAGTACACAATAATAGTGTAGGAAATGATCATATAGATTTTCACATTTCAGATGGTTCTATATATAGACAAAAACATATTCAAGATTGTTGCGAAAGTGTTACAATTGAAGACATTGACGGTGACATAGAAGATTTGATTGGTTATAAATTAATTATAGCTGAAGAATCATCATCTAATGATCCAAACACATCAGAATCTGCAACATGGACATATTATAAATTCGCAACTATTAAAGGATATGTAACAATTCGTTGGTATGGTTATTCCAATGGTTATTACTCTGAAAGTGTAGATATTTGTAAAATTAAAGATGAAGATTTAAAAGGTATTAGAAAAACTAAATTAATAGAAATCAATGAAAATAAAAAAGATGTGATTAACTAATCACATCTTTTTTCATTTCAATAACATCTTCTGCAATTTTTTAGTTCCTTTTGTAGCAACATCTTTAATATATTTTACTTTTCTCCATCCAAAATAATTGTTTTCTGTTGGATTTATAATATAAATTGGAACATCTTCAGACTTCACATAATCTATTAAACTTGCTGCTGGATAAACTTGCATTGAAGTTCCAATGATAACTAATATATCAGCAGATTTAACAACATTCATGGCATCATAAAGTTTCGGAACATCTTCACCAAACCAAACAATATGAGGTCTCATTGCTGAACCATCCTTTGCCATAGTGTGTGTCTCAATAACAAAATCACTCGGCCAATCATATATCTCGTTATCGTCATTACAAGAACGCATTTTTGTTAGTTCACCATGTAGATGTGTAATGTTTGTGCATCCTGCTCTTTCAAGCAAATCTGAGACATTTTGAGTTATATGATACACATCAAAGTCTTTTTCAAGTTCTGCGAATGTATAATGTGCATCGTTTGGCTTAACTTCATTAAGTTGTTTATGCCTAGCATTATAGAAATCTAAAACTATTTTTCTATTTCTAATCCAACCATCATGACTAGCTACATCTTCTACTCTGTGATTCTCCCAAAGTCCATTTTGATCACGAAAAGTTGAAACGCCACTTTCAGCATCCAATCCTGCACCACTAAGTATTACTAATTTTTTCTTCATAAATTTAAATTTTTTAAACGCTCATTTCAAGAGCAATTAATAGATTTGTATTTTTATTATCAATCAATAAAAAAGTATCAAAAACGTATACTGTTATGGAATCTTCAGTAAATGTGATAGATTTAAAATACTTTTTAGGAAAAGTTACATCAATATTTTCATGATCAATGTCACAAATTTTAAGATCCCAAGTACCTTCACCAATAGTAAGAGATTTATCAATAATATTTAATGTTAATATATCATTCTCACCATCAATAGATGCAATTTTTTTAATTTTTGTATAAGATATTTTATCTAATGTAAACTTAAAATCGATATTGTCTTTATTAAGTGTATCATTAATTTTAGAAATATCAATTGTTGTGTTCATAGCACGGACATCACCACCAGTTATACTCAATTTTAATTTAGAATTTTTAAGTCTTAAATTATCAGCATATGTATCATCATTCATAAAAAATTCGCATTTAATATCTTCATTATAATCTAAATAGTTTTTAAGTGTTGTTTCAAATTTACCAGCATTTGTAATTATATATCTGATTTCTTTTGGCAATTCCTCATCAAATATAAACAGTTCCTTAGTTTTATAAATAAAAGATTTAAATGCATTCACATTCATCTTTTCACCAACAATTGAATATAATAAAGTATTCTCTTTATCTATCTTGATTAAGATTTCATTGTCTATTGATAATAAGTCGTGAACCTTATCTAAGAAGAATTTTAATTGTTCTAAGTTCATTGAGAACTTGTATGATGTGCTTGCCATGGATTAAAAATATTTTGATTTAATTTATATAGAATAAAATCAAAACATTGTTTAAAAAAATTGAAAATATTTTTATATAGGAAATAATGCGTATATTTGCACTTTAAAAAATAATAAACAAAAATGATAACAAACTTTAAAACATTTGAAGGTATGAACTTTAATGAAAATGATGTAGTTACACTAAAAAGAGATTTAGTTGACTTACTAAGAAATACAAACACTATACCAGCTGGAACAAAAGGTACTGTTGTCTATGTTTATGCTAATGGTGCAGCAGAAGTTGAATTTATAGTAGACGGGAAAAGCTTTGTTGAATTAGTAACAAAAGATGATATAGAAAAATAATTATCTACCAGGGTATCTACTACCAGAGTAATCTGGTCTTCTTCTATATACTCTACTATATGCACCAGCTACACCACCATTACCATTTGATTGACTTGTGATATTTTCAACATATCTTAGCACATCGCCTTGTAAATCATTATTTACCATCATATCTAAAAGGTTTTTATAACCGACATTATCAAAACATGTAGATAACGTAATTGTTGACATAACAACATCATCATTACCACTTTCAGCTTTATATGATATAATACCAGATGTTGTTTCATGTTTACTAAAAGTTGTAATCTCACTAATATTTATTTCACTATGTAATATCATACGCTTATTTCTAATAGATTGTTGAAATTCTTTATCTATAATCAAATGTTTATCTTTACTTAATCTAAGTCCAATCTTACCTATAATATCATCTTTTGCATGTTTAAATCTCAAAAAGACTGAATTGGAATATTGATTATTACCATCAAAAACATTTGGAAGATGAGCTAAAAATTCAGCGCCATATGTATTATACTCAAGTACGACTTTGACTTTTTCTGGATCAAACAACTCAAAAGCTGTCATATAAAAAATGTGTGCAACTTCTCGAATGGAATATAAATTATTTCTAAATAACCCAATTTGTTCTATTTTGAATAAGTCGTATAAATTATCATATTGAAATTTTTCTATTTCTTTTTTATCCCTAAGCATAACTTTAAAAATATTAATAACAGAGTAATCTTTTGCTAAACCTTCAGATAAGTCAATTGACATAACAATATAATAATCTTTTGCTCTATTCACATTAAACAAATTTGTGTCCCTTACAAACTTCAAAGAGTCATATGGCATATTTAATTTTTTAAATTGAGGGAGAACTAAATTATCAAAAGGTATTTGATTGCTTCTCAACAAATCAATCGTTTCCTTATTGAACAAAATTTTATCTCCTGTAACAAAGTGTAATCCATATTCTTGGTCAAATTTTTCAGGAGACAATAAAAGTTTTGTTTCTTCTTCTTGCCAATTCGTAACAACACCCAACTCAGGTAAAGGTATACCATTAATTCTTATCTTTCGTATATTATCGATATATGTCTTTTCATCACCAACTTCATATTTGACACAATCTATTATATCATCTCCAACATGCCTCTTATATAATGTGATATCATATTTGTCACGCATATCTTTCAAAACAGAAGATTTTGATAATCCATATTTTTTAAGCTTAATGTCCAATAATTTTATAGTTGTATCTTCTCTACCTGGAACTTGATTCCAATATACACGCATAGCCTTATATGGATTCTTATTCGGATCATCATCAGGAAGTTCAGCAGCAGTAATAAGCTCCCAAAACATATTATACCCCATTGGAGTTGAAGTTATTATAATTCTTGAGTTACTAATAGATGATACAACTGGCACAATTGCGCCATAATAATCTCTTGCATAGTTTTCAGGAATGTGGGCGAACTCATCAAGATATAACAAATCAATCGTAAAACCGATACTTGGATCCTTCGTTCTATTTTCTGTTTGAATTCTTGAGTTATTTTCAAACGCAATTTGCGTTTCATTCCAGTTTGTAACACCCTTTTTAAGGAAGAATGGAACTAATTTATAGATATCTTTGATTTTTCTGATAATTTCTTTAACGGTTTTACCTTTATTGGCAACAATCATACAACCTTTATCATCATTAAATAAAACAAAATGCAAGATAACTATTGCTGCTGAAACTGTATTGTGAGATAATATATCATTTGTATAATAACTCATCTCTGGTGTGTCTATAGATAAGTCAAACATACTGACTTTACCATATTCTTTTTTAATAAACTTAACTCTGCTCAAACCATATTTTGTGATAACAAAATCATTTGTGGTCAAATCTATCATCATTTTTGGTTCATAATCTTTACAAAAAACAATATGTGTATCTGCGCCTTCAAGCCAAACTCCGTTTTCTAATTGTAACTTATATCGTTGAAAAGGTTGAGTAATATTAATTTCAGTAACTTGAACAACACCATAATCAGTCTCAACATATAAATCATTTTCAAGAAATAATGTGTTAACAATTTTCTTCATTATATCATCTTCATTCGTGTTAAAATTTCTAAATTCATATTTTTCAATCAATTGAATTAAGAAATATATTATATTTTTTATAAATTTTTTAAACATGAATATTATTTTTCTTTTTTATTGTCATTGAACCACAATCACATATAT